TAGCGCCAGATGTGAGATCAGCAGCAAGGCTACTACGAAGACCATTGCCAGGTAGAATCTCTGCCATCAGTCTTCAGTTATTGTCAAAGCCCCAGGAGCAAACCGAGGGATGTCACCGACGTTCATAGCCGTGCTAGGGCAATCACCCCAATACAGTTGGTTACCACCGCTAGCGGCGTCGCAGATAGCCCAACCGACGACTGTGTATGGTGCTGCTGTAACAGCAGCGAATGCTACTTCCGCAGCGTTTGTCACGGTATTGGATCCTGGTGTATGTGTCCATCCAGAAGCAGCAACCGCTTGCCTAGCATAAGAAGAACCAGCTACCTCAGTACCAGCCGAAGTATCACTAGGTACCGAGGTATAGAGAGCGACATATACCGTTGACAATGCAGCAAGAGCAGGTGTCGCACCACCTTTGAACAGATGGTCGATTAACCTGGATTCAAATGCATCTGTTTTTGAACCAGCCATTAGTTCTCCTTACGATGGTGGTGGTGGACCGCCCGGATCTAGTTTTGCCATGATGACCTTGAGATAATCACGCAGTTCTGCATCTACCGCTGGACCTTGTGCTGTTGCTGCCTGTGGTGGCGGTACTCCACCTGGATCTAGTATCGACATCAAGTTCTGTACGTAAATACGCAATTGTGTGTCGGCACCAACCATCGTAGCGGCACCATATGAGATTATAACACGTTCGGTACCATTGAATGGCTCACTGAAAGTTACTGTGTTGCCACCGTCCGTCAGCATATAGTTGCCATCGACAATTGACTGAACCACGCCGCCTCTGGCCACAAACAGCAAGACGATAGCTGGCATACTAAGATGAACAACAGTATCACCAGCAAGTGGAACAAATTCCTCGTGAGCACCAGTCGATGTTGCCCCTGGCGTACCCATTACGCCTTGTGGTCCTGGATCCCCCTTAGGTCCAGGATTCCCCTGTGGTCCAGTGGGTCCAGTAGCACCAGGCTGTCCCTGTGGCCCGGTCTTCCCATCGAACCCTTGTGGACCCATCAAGCCCTGTGGACCTCTAGGTCCTTCTGGGCCTTCGTTACCCCTGGGGCCTAGATCACCCTTGGGTCCAGTAGCGCCAGCAGGACCAGCTAGGCCAGTTGGTCCAGGATTACCTTGCGGGCCAGCAGGTCCCGCAGGTCCAGGCACGGTGCTGTCTTTTCCGGGAGGGCCAGAAGTACCGGGAGGGCCTGCGGGACCAGCGGGTCCGGGAGGACCGACTATAACGTCGTCGGCTATTTCCGAATTGTTAACATAAACATTATCACCGTTGACGTTAGTAGTACCGCCACTAACATTAGTGATACCACCAACCAGATTAATCGTGACTTTTCCAGTTACAGGATCCTCTATAACTTCCAGACCAGCAAACTCACCACCAGCTCTGTCGTTGTTCAGGCCAAACCGAGCACGATATATCTGGTCTGCACTGGTACGGGTCTTGAACAGGATAACCCAACGCCTCTTGGACAGAGGGGCCATAACAACCGTGTCGCCAGTTGTTATGAACAGATCCTCTGGTATAAGCAAGTCACCCTTGGAATGGTCAAAGATCATCGGGCCACCCATGGAAGACTCACCATCCATGGATATCGTGATCTCTGGCAAAGCAGTGAGGACAACACCAGTTCTGAGGACAAGCCCTGTGCCCGTAAGGGCATTCATCTTGTCCTCTTGATCTGCAATGTTACGCAGAAGGTTTAGAAACTTCTGCGGCCCATCTATCGTGGTCATTAGTTGGGAATCCTATTGAGCACGGTCTGTTTCCACGCAGGCCACTGCGGACCAGGACACTCTGTTGAATAAGCATCCTTGTGGCCTTCTACAGTAAGCTTCCTACCAATCTTCTTCTGGCAGTAGCCGATAGCATTAGCCATACCTGTCATCTGCTCGTCATTAGGTGCTACGTCACCAGCATAACAGATACCGACATAGGTCTGGTTCCTACCGCTAGCCGCACTGTGCCAACACGCTACATTGAGGTCCCATGCCATAGACGTCTTACCATCTTGCTCGACAAAGAACGTGTATGCCAGACCTGGGAACGGAGTGTTGTTACCAGTTTGTCCCCTGGCTGCTTCAGAAGTCTGATACTGAGCCACTTGGTAGGCTGTCTGGCTAGCAGGACCAGCAGTGTAGTGGAGCGTCACACCAGTAATGGCACTAATATCTCGCTGGGAGTAATTGGCTTCGTGGTTCGTGGGTAGCTGGCCTATGACGTTGACCGGCTGCCAATCTGGGGAAGTCTTCTGTGCACCAGAACCTACGATAGCACGCACATACTCCACTTTGGCATTGTACTCACCCTGTGGTGTACCACCACCTGCTCCATTCCAGTTGGGATAGACGTGCCACTGGCGGAATCCTGCTTCACCACCACCAGCACCCTTCCAGATACCATAAGCTGCTCTGGCATTTGTAGCTGGAGCTGCCAGGACGTCTGGCCCACCATACGTCGGCCAATGTACCTCGTTGATCTGCCACAACCCTGTATCATGCCCATTGACGGGATAGGTCATGTCGCAGTTGCCGCATTCGTACAAGCTAATGGCGACCATCTTGATTGCATCGTCATTAGTCTGTACAGGCGAGAAACCAGCCGCCACAGCCAGTTGGTATCTGTCAAGGACGCTAACCGAGCCAGACATCTTGGTCCACTCACGGCCAGACGGTACAGCAGTCTGCCCGCCACTACCAGCCACGGCTGGACCAAGCAGATCGCTACCAGCAGAGCTAGCCTTCGTCTGTGCTCTAGCTGCGTAGGCTTCAGGCAGTGCATCTTCAATGTTCACCGTAAGAGACATTGAAGCTTCTTGGTCTGATACTGTGTGGGTACCCGACTTTACGTAGTATTTACCAACCAGACCAGTAATCTCATCACGGATATGTACAGGGTCGCCAGCCCGCACCGTGTTGATATTGAAGGTGGTGATAGTACCTGTGTTCTCAAACTTCACCAACTTCTTATACAGCTTCATGCCCTGCTGTTCTGCATTAGCTCTGTCGTTACCCAGATCGAGTGCTACCTCGCCAGGTGCTTGCAGATCTACAGACTCTGAGAACATACCGTACTTGTTGACTTCTTTATCGTTTCCAGCCTCAATAACATCCTGGGCAGGCCACTGGAAGATCAGACTTGGTCCACCACCACTACCACCCTCCAGCAGATCATTAGCAGTGCTGCCTCCAGAACTACCCTTGTAGACCCTGATGACGTTTGAGTAGTTCTCCATGCTAAAGTTGTTCTGTGAGGAGAAGATATTTCCAGGGTTGTTGTTCCAAGAGTCTGGCCCAGGCTCGAACATACCACGATTGAAGTTCCAGATGCCACTTGGTGGAGTACGCGCCACAAGCTCTACCTTGCCAGCATTCTCCTGCAACAGGAACCGTGCATCAGCATTGATGTCTCTGGTATAGGACAACGCAGAGACCCACATGTCCCAGATGGTACGGTTCATGAACGGCTCACGCTCTAGCTGCACACCAGTGTCCATGATAGTGCCCAACGGTATACCGTAGTATGCAGCCGTGCGCGTGATGAACTGGCTAGCCGTCTCGCTCTCAAGCATAATAGAGTCTTTATTACGCATGATGTACCACATGACGTTGTAGCCAGTAGCTTGGAGAGTGCCACCCTCTTCACTACTCAAAGTGGTCTTGGAGATAAATGCCCTCTTGAGCAGGTCCCAAGTCATCTCAAGGTTACTACCTACCGGACGTACACCGTACCCATAGATCTTAATCCTGTCACCAGGCTTGACAAGATTAGCAATGTTCTGCGTGTGGGCAAAAGTGACGGTATAATGCTCAGCAGGTTGGTCAAGATCATAATCCCACTGAATAGAGGTTACGATCTCAGTAAAGTCCTGGCTAGTGCCAAGGTCAGCACTAACTACTACGACCTTGTATTCACTTATCTTGAGGTCGTTGATGTTTGGGGTTTGCGTACTAAGTAGTGGCATTAGAATTTGGGCGGCATGCCCTTCCTTGGTGTCTCAGAAGGTGTATTCTTCGGCATACCAATTGTGTTGTCGGTACCAGCAGAGCCAGTAGTTGTCGGACCAAGTTGTGCACCAGCCCCAACAGGACCAGTAGACAATCCAGCCCCTACAGCTCCAGTTCCAGCAGCAGCGGCTCCAGCTACTGCTGTCGCAGCACCTTCCACAGCAGTAACGGCTTGATCGATAACAGTCGGCTTGGCTGCGGATACTGGCTGTTCGCTGTAGTACCTCACACCGCTACCAACCTTGAGGGGACTAGTGTAGGGATCATAATGGTTGTCTAAAACCCACTGGTTTAGAGCCAGAAGGGTAGACATGTCATTTGGTCCCTTACTGTTCACCCTACCCATTACCTGAGAAAGTGTTTCGCCAGGATGCCTATATTCGTCAGGCAAATTGGGGTCATTGGGATCTATGTAGCCGATGTTTGGATCTACATGCTGGAGGTTTAGAGGCTCTTCCACAACCAGCGTAGTCTCAATATGAATAAGAGAATCTCTACCGCCAGTGTGGTCAGTTGGTGGGGTAGTGGGAGTATCCGGTACCACTGGTACTTCAGCAGGGTTTGGATCAGTGTTGTCTGGAATCTCAACAGCAACACCCGAATCCGTGGTAGCACCAGGCTTTCGCGGATCCTTAGGCCACCTGTCCTTTTCAGAATCTGGGTTAGGCGACGTGGTGACAATCGGCGCACGGTACCTCTTCATGGAGATCGTGTAGTAAATATCGAAGATCTCACCAGCTTTGTGTCTGTAGTTGAAGTTGGTGATTACTACCTGATCGTTCCATATGCCACCACCTACTACCAGCATACAGTTCATCTTGAACCGCATTGTCCAGATTAGTCTGGACGTTAGCGACCTGGGATCCTCTAACTCAGTTGGTGTGATGAACATGTAGTCTGAATCGTAGTGGCTCGGGAAGAAGCTGTCCCAGCTGATAGTCTCCATTGACTGCCCGCCAGGCATGATGATCTCACCCAGACCAACTACCCTTGGTGTCCAGTATTCATGGGTGAAATCAGCGCCAAACTCCTCTGGCATTACGGGAAACTTAATGTCTCCACCGTATGCCCCTAGGAGTGTGATATCGATAAAGTTACGCTGCGCACCCTCCCCCATTGTAGGGGAACCATCGATCTCAACGCACGGTGTCCAGTCGTGCTTGGGGTTGATCTCGATTAGGTTAGGTGCACTTCTGGCTGGGACAAAGATGTTGGTGCCGCTAGCTGTCCCACCACCAGGCACTCCATTGTTCAGCCAGGGTGCATAGCCTGGAGGTGGCGGATCTTTGGTGCTAAGGCCCCAGACATCTGTATCAACTCCAAGACCTGAAGTACGCATTGTACCATCAGGCCACTTGGGGCCAAACTTTGGACCTACTGTCTCAAAGGT